GTGGTATTGCAGTTAAAACTGGGGGTTGGAACCTAAGAGAAACAAATCATGGGATTACACGATCAAAGGTTATTGGTGGTCGTGTATTAGCAGAAGTTCTGTTAGCATCTGCCAACCTATTATCCAAGAGAACTGACTTCGCTACAATTCCAGCATTTACATTGACTGCGTTTACTTCAACAGGACCTTATGATGTAAGTGATGGTGATCTAATTACATTTACTATAACATCGTCTGAAGCAATTGAAGTTGTTGGTGCACCAACATATGCTATTACTGTGGGGGCCAATGGCAGAACAGCAACATATTCCGATATTGATTCAGGTGGCACAGTCATGACCTTCCAGTATGCGGTTACTGCTGATGATATTGCTGGTCCTATCACATTAACATTAGCAGATGGGGACTTCACCTTCCCAGCGGGTGCAGCATTCCTAGACAAAGCATCAGGTTCTGTTCTAGCTATGACTGGTACCGTATCAGCAACGGGTGGCCCAGTAACACAGGGTACAGTAACAATACAGGCTTAATTAGTTTTAAATAGACGGAAAAGCCCTCCTAGGAGGGCTTTTCTTTACTTCTCAGTATTTGCTCTAACTTCAGCAAACGTCCATTCCTTAGTAATTTTACCATTAAAGAATACAGTTACTAACTGACCATCTCTTGACTGTATTTTGCCAATCAGGACATCCTGTGATTCCTCCTGCCATGAGTACAACAGTTTCACCAGGAAAAACACGATCTAGATCATTTGGACATTCAATAAAAATCATACTTCCCTCTCATCTTCTGATAGTTTATACTTTGTTGCATATACAGGAACCTTGTCAATAATTTCATTTAGATCAAACTCCATATTAACACCAAACACTTTCTCTTTGATGAAGTAGTGAGTTGAGCTGGCTGTATATGTGCGACCCATATCATTATAAGGAATAGAAATGACGTATGGTCTGACTTTATACTTCTTTCCTTTTATCATGACTTCCTTTATATCATCTACATACACCTTATTAACACTGTAGATGTCATATTCCCAGTCATTTCTGTAGCTTAATCTATCACCAGTTTTCATGATACCGACTCCATTAAATAAAGTACTTCACAATAATAGTGATCCTCAAAGATCACTGCCTCCATCTTGTCTAACTTATTGAATTCTTACAACCATATGATTTCCATCAGAATAATACTTCTCGTACAAACTATTTAATAGAGATCTAGAGTTGGACGTAACAAAATACTTATTGGTTTTCAGATTCAGAATTGCGTATTTCAGTTGCATTGGTATTCTCCTCAACAATCTCTACTTTATCGGGAATGTTCCTACTAAACTGTGAAACTGGACACACAAAATACCTAACTAACATATTATTTATATATCTAGACACACCAGGATCTACCAAGGCGAACTTTCTACCATCAATTGAGATTTCATCTAGTATTTTTACCGTTTCCATAACTTAACCTATACCAAACTGCGTCATCTAATTTCTCAAAATAAACATTTTCTGACAATGAAATGTTTGGCCAATAGAACCTACCATTAGATGGATAATCTAATAGATTCTTATACAAATCAAATGGTGTATCATCAAATAGACACCAAACACTAACAGGATACCAACTACCAATAACTCGTTTATGATTATAGTGTTTCATACTTCCCAAGGAAAGACAACCCAGCGTTTATCAATAGCTCGATTGATACTATTAGTCCAGTAATTCGGAGTAAAGATTCGCTGATCAGTATTATTCCACAATGAAACAACCTGTATGTTTGGTAAATTCAATTCAGAATATTCTTTTATCGAGGAGAATAGTTCTTTCATGGTTACACCAGAATCCACAATGTCTTCGACAATTAGAAATTTTCTGCCTTCCGTTGAACTAATGACAATATCAGTCCACTTCAAATAATCTCGTTCAAGAAAATCTCTAGTCGACCAATTTAATGGAATTAGTGGTTTATTGAATTTGTGGGATAGATATGTTGCTGGTACTAATCCACCTCGCATAATCCCAACCACAGCATCTGGTATAAAATCCTCTGCGTTGCACCACTTATATAAACTAATAACGTCTTCTTCAAATAAGGTTTGATTGTATGTTATCAACTCAGCCATATTACGTCCCCACTTTATTAGAAAATAGTACAGATTGCAACCTACCACTAATATGATACCCTTCTTTAATGGCTCTAGTAGCAATTCGTTCAAGACAATCAGTATCTGTTTGCTGTTCCTTAGTGCTCCCAACTGGCATAACATAAATCGGTGGTAATGGAAAATGCATCTCCCTCAATTCGTTAACCTTCTCATTAAGTTCATTCCACGCAGCATCACTATCATTCACCACGAATTTTAAATGACCGCTTACATTTTCAGAAAAATCGAAATATGAAGCAATAACATCTGGTTTCCATGAGTCGGTTTCCCCGGAAACATTAAACAATTTTGGTGATACATTCCAATTTATATAAGATGCAGATTTACCTGATCTGGTACCGTCATGCATATCATTTGCCCACTGAATAAAATCTTTCTTCAAAGGTACTGTTCCATTTGTTTCAATTTGAATCCACCATGGATACAAATCAATATCTTCAATTGAATAATTTGAAAATGCAAAGTTCCAAAAATCAACAATTTTCATCTGTTGCAACATTGGTTCACCACCAGTAAAGCAGATGTCAATCTTATTTTCTGTTAATGGATGCTGCCAACTAATAACCAATTGACGCAACGAATCGGCCAATTCCTTATTAGTGTAATCCTTGGCTAAGTGTTTATACAATGGAGACCAACTATACCCGGAATCGCAACCGTATTCAAATATTGGCAACTCATTTAAATTTTTGGTATTGAATACACCTTCAATTGAAAATTGGGGTAGAACCCACGTAGATGGGTTCGTTGGGTCTTTTTGCTTAAAACCTGAACAATTTAGGTTGCAGCCAAATAACCTAACAAACGCTGTTAAAACACCTGTTCTATTTCCTTCACCCTGAATACTAAGAAATGGCGGTTCGCCTAGACGCATGATTAACCTTTCACCAAAATTACATTATAACAATCTAATCTAATTCCTTCAAATTTACAGACTGCATAATTAGGTAATTCACCCAATCAGCAGCCATAGTTTCACTATCAAAGTATCTTACATTAGTGTACTGAAAAATGGGGTTAAATGCAACTATGCAAATAACCCCATCATTATTGTTTACTGAAGTTTTAAACAACCAGTCACCTCGTTGAATTAATGGTAAATAGGTGACTGGTATGTTTTTCACTTAACTTCGATTTTCTTTGGGGTTTCCTTTTCAGGAACCATTCGATCAAGAATAACTCGAAGCATACCATTCATCATCTCAGCATTTTTGACAACTACACTATCTGCTAATGTGAATGTCTTAGAGAACGATCTCTCAGAAATACCTTTATATAGGTAGTCATCACTTTTCTGATTGACACTTCCTGAAATTTTCAGTTGGTCTCCATCAAGAACAACCTCAACATCTGATTTCCCAAAACCAGCAAGGGCCATCTCTATAGAATAGCTATTTTCACCAGTTCGCTTGATGTTGTATGGTGGGAAGTTCTGTGTAATGAACTTTCGATTACCTTCAATAAGGGAATCTAGTGTGTCAAACATACCTTCAAAACCAACCCAATTTGGTAAATACTCTTTTACTTTAGTCATACATTTCTCCTTCTATGAAGCAAGAATACACTTGAACAGCAAGTGCTACCGATTCGAGCCTATTAGGCACTCAAATTCTTTTTGGACCTACCACCAACTGAGTACTTAGCCTCCAGTTGCCAATCATTTTTCTCTGAAAACGGAATAACCTTAACTGTACTTATTTTTGCCCTCTCACCTAAAGTTGACTTAACTTTAAGCAAACCCCAATCTTGCAGCAACGACGCTATCAGATTTCTGCGTTTTACATCATCTTCACTAATATCAGATGACTTACCATCCAAGGCAAACATCTCTTTAAAGTGCATCAGGTAATAATTACCTCGTTTGTGAAGTATATGCACTGACTGATACAATGTTTTAGTTCTTAGTGATGGTATACCTATTCTAGTTAGGGTCTCTTTAACCTTTAAGAATGCATCCGGATCATCCAACTCAATCTGAACTCCCAGGATATTTCCGTTTTCTTGAATTATAGTCATAATTATTCACCTTTTCTTTCCGCCATAGTTTTGTGATTCTTTTATTTCTTCTAATTGTTCATCGGAAAGTAACTTTAAATACTGTTCCGCCACACTTTTATTTATGCAGAAATAGTTCATGATATTGGATAAATTTTCCTCTAATTTATCAGCTTTTGCCCACTTCCCCCAACGCTTACCCTTAGGTACTGCATTTAAATAAAAATCAAACTGCTGATCCTTATCCAAGTGTGCTCTCTGATTCATTTCATTAGCGAAAAATACAGTATCCATAGTCATTGAAAGACCACGATTTATAATGAAGGGACTATATTCCGAGACAACATCAGATCTATCGCAGATCTTTTTCTCATTGATTATATTGATAATATCAAACGGACTCATTTTTCATCGCATCGTAAAATGGTTTATACCACTCTTTCTCATCTTTCCATGGCATTAGATTATCACGCTTCTTTGATGCGTATACTAACTCACCCCAATCTCCATATTCACTAACTAATCTATAAAGTTCTGGGATATCCTCAATAGTAACATCTTCGCCGTCAGCTGCTGGATAAAAGAAATCATTGCATAGTACATACAACCCAATTTCGTCACCAACATCCAAATACAATGCGTTTCTCTCAAACAAAAATAAAACCATCTCCTTAATGTCATCACCAAGAGACCTAAACCATTCTTCGGCCTTAATTTCCTTTTTGTTGATACTCATTAATGCCGCATTCCACCCATCCTGCCACTCAGTTCTCTTAGTTTCCTTCCCACCCTCAATCACCGCAGCTGGGTATATTCCCATAGATTCTACTACAGAAGATAAAAATACATCTCGTAGTTTATTTGGCGTCACTTCCATTCTATCCCCTGATTTAACATAACTTCAGTTAAAGCTGCCATCGTATTTATTTCTTGGTCGGCAACAAACGCTGCTTTATATTGATAGTCAGCTAGAATTAGAACCAAACTAGGTAGTGACTTAGGCATCATTTTTTCGGTTGCTAGGTCATAGAATGATCTAAATAGCATTGATGTATCCATGTCTGAGTTTTGAGCAACCCACTTACGAACCTCACCGTACTTTTTATCCTTTAGAGACTTCATCAAGGATGAAAATGCTTCGGTAGAAAAATTCAGAAGAATACCAGAATCAATCTTACCTGCTGCTGAATATCTCTGCAACTCATTTAGACATCTACGAAAATCTGGGAAATGTTTTTTGACAACTTCTGCTACAACCTTCTTATCAAACTCAACCCCCTCATTACTCAAAATTTCAGTGGTTCGTTTGAAGAATGCAGCCATCAACTCTGCTCTTTCAGATGTAGGAATTTTAAAATCAAAGACAGCTGAACGAGAATGGAGGGGCTCAATGATCTTATTTTTAAAGTTGCAGGTGAGAATCATTGAATGATTCCCAGCAAACTCTTCAATAAAATTTCTTAATGCGGCTTGGGCCTGCGCCGTGAGGTAATCAGCCTCATCTAGTAAAGTAACCTTTTTGCTATCACTAAATGATACTGTTGAGGCGAACTGAGCAATTTTAGTTCTAATAGTGTCGATACCATTCTCAGATGATGCGTTAATAATAAGTAGATCCGCACCAATTTCATTACACATTGCCTTAGCAAGTGTAGTTTTCCCTATGCCAGCAGTTCCAGTAAAAAGCATATTTGGGAAATGACCTTGCTTAACAAATCCCAATGCCTCATTTCTCAACGCCTCAGGTAAAATACATTCAGATACTGTTTTTGGTCGGTATCGCTCGACCCAAATCGTGTGGCGGGTGTCACTAGAAACCATAATATACTCCTAGTATTACTTAAACTCAGATGTTGCTTCAACCGCAATATATGTTGTTGAGTTATAAGTGGTATTCTCGAACTTACTAATTTTCTTTGAAGATATTTCTACCTTATGGTCACCAGGTAGTAACTTGATTTTCTCAACCTTAAAATTGACCACAAATTCATCTTTTGTGTTTGTATCCATATCAATATCAAAGTTATTGCCAGAAGGGTTTTTCAAATCCAAAACCCTGGCTACAATCTTATTTCCATCACCAACAAAAGATAGGTCCTCGACCGCCAAAATACCAGCCATCTTCTGAATTCTAGCTAAATCTGCCGCACTAAGAGTAAATGAAACTTCTGCTTTAGGCATGTTAATTGCCTTTGACGGAGAAACCAAAAGTGTAGGGTCAGCATAAACATATTTCACCGATTGCTTCCCCTCGGTTATAGTCATGTATTTATCCTCCAGTTCAATCTCAGGATCACTAAAACTAGACAAAACACCAAGAAGTTCTGACAGATTAAAAATTGAAACTTGTTTTGCAAATTTCTCAGAAACATCAACCACTGCCATAATATCCTTAGCAATACTCATTGTAGATATTTTACTACCAGCAGGAATAACCAGGTTGGTGTTAATAGAACTCCATACCTTAAGAACTTCAATTGTTTGTTTAGACAGTTTCATTTATTTCACCTTTCTTCTTTGGTTTATACCTATCCAAAATTGGATCAGGATCAATTCGATTCATTAACTTTTGCCCAAGTTCATGCAGGGTTGGTGGTATGACACCAATATATTTCTTCATTTTGTTAATTCTACCCAAATGACCGCCAGGACTCTCACGTCGCCATTCTTTCATTTTGTTTTTAGCTTTTCTTGGCATTTTTATCCTTTCTAAGATTCTCAATATGACGCTTAATATACCACACCGCCTTTTCGCAGTCCTCAATTTGTTTATCTAAAACATCCTCATTGGCACCAGTTTTCAGTCCCTGCCTCCATAGATATTTTATACCATTACCAATACAGAAGTTATAATGTTCGGTTATTTCGATGCATTCTACACCACTAGGATGACTAGTGTAATGCTTAGGATGATTTACTGGATCGTTTTCTGTCATGCAATTTTTTCCTCAATGTATTCAATCATCTCGACTGTAGTATCAAACTTCTCAGCTAATTTGATTCTAGCAATCCAATCACCGGTAGATATTTCCTTCCATACATCGTCTCGGGGTGATAAGAAATAGTCCTGAAAAATACGCTGTGATACAGATTCCCAGTTATCTTCGAAATAGTCGTGATCATTCCACTCCTCATGCGGGTCGTCTGATCTAACAACAGGTGAATCGGTATAATCCGAATTATCATTTCTTAAGTTCTGCCAGTCTTTCAGCTCCCCGACAACCACATATGCGCAGCACCTACCCTTTGCATTATTGTAATCGCTAGGAATACTAACAACATCTTCTGGATTAATTTTAACTAAAACACACTTACTTGAAGTGGTAGAACCATAATGAGGCAAATATTCTTTACTACAAAAGTGGAATCCAGTTGAGCAGGTATTATGTCTTCGGTCATCAACTTCATTCCTAGGCATAGACAAGTACTGCCCAACAGAATTATCGAATTTACCAGAATGAATATCCTTATAGTCTTTACGAACTAACTTATATGCAATGAAATAGCCATCCTCAGTAATAGGCAACCTAGTTGCCTCAAGGAACATATAGAGTTCATCAACCGACTGCTTAGATGGATTACCCAGGAGATTTTCCATGAAATTTAGCATAGGAGTAATATTCATATCCGCCTTAGCCATAGCGATAATTCTTGAAGAGATAGAATTGTGTAGTGTCTGCCACAAATCATCCTCAGTGTATCTAAACTCTATGGAGTCATCAGTGATACGAAATTCCATCCCCCAATCTGACTTAGCAGTAGTCAAAAACTTATTAACAGCAACCTTAACATCACCAAGTCGTTCTGCCCCAACATAATCACCAAGATTGATTAGGTTAATAAAATTCTCATAATCCTTTTCAGATGAATATTTGGTAACTGAATTACCATTACTGATATTCACCAGACAAGTGAAATCTTCACCAATTATATAACTATACTTTTCCATTCTTCAACTCCTTATCAATTAAATTGACATACTCAAGAAAATCTTTTTCTGACATATCATAATTATGATATTTCAGCATTGGATAAATGTCAAAAAGATTACCATAATGCGGTAGATTTGTACCCTTGTTAATTTTACTAAATAAACGATATTTAGCGATAGTCTCCTTAGAGATGCAAGAATATTGTTTGTATTCTTCAACAATTTTAGATGTTTGCGGTAATTTATCACACCACAATGAACAAGAATATGAGAATCTGGTGTTTTCAGTAAACCAACGCCACCTCAAATAACTAATATAATCTGACTTAACAAATAATTCATATTCAGATAAAACATCTTCCACCTTCTTAGCATTTTTTGGTGGATTGGTTCCCTGCCTAACACCCAAAAGATGTAACGTGTCATTCGCTGATTTTAGGTGTTTATAGTTAACTACATCCAAGTCTACTGTTGAAGATTGTCTGGCTTTGGTGAAATTGGCGTACACTAAATTGGTATCACCTAATATAGATTCTACTTCATCCTTAGAAATTGGCCTAAATTTCAGTTCCCCGTAATTTGAATCCAACCAATACCAATCCTTAGATGCATCAACCCCATTTATCTTCCTCTCAACCTTAATTCTTGGCGGATCCGTTAGTGTTGAAGCCTTTTTGATGAATCCCTTTAACTCCTTAGGAATGTTTCTAACTTCATCTGGTGTTATAACTAAAATGTTAGTGACACCACCTAATTTAATTTGATGTTTGATTCGTGCGGATGTATTAAACACGTTCTTAACAACAATCATAAAACTCTTATCAATAATTGCACCAATGGTAATCCCAACACCATGACCATCACCGGTCTTTACTCCAAAAGAAAATATGCCATACCTACTATTAAGCTTTGGTCTAACGATATTTGCTAATCGATTGGTTTTAACCCCAACCACACTGGCCGTTATAACAATTGAATTGAGATCATACTCAGATCTTATATCATATGGATTACCAAATTCATGTAGGCACAACTCTACAGTGCCTGAAAATTTCCGAAAATAGGTATTGATGTACTTAGCTAATGACACCTTATAGTTTATTTGCGACTCTGTAGGAACCATTTCACGGAACTTATCCTTAAAGAATCCTAAGATAATTCGTATCTTCGATTCAAACGCATCAATAGTATATTTAGTGTATTGAATTGATTCTCTGGATATACTTAGTTCCAGTTCACCAACACCAAATAATAGTCGAATACCACCATTTTTAAGAATCTCAGAGATTGCACGCTGTTCTTTTGCATCAAATCTCGGTGATATAAACTGGTATAGTTCGGAAAAATTTATACCATATTTTCGGTTCGAAATAATTACACTCAAACCAGAATATGACACATATGTCTCATGCAATAGAACCCAATCGGTTGATTGGTATATAGTTTTGGGCTCAGGGAAAACCGGGGTGGCACCAAAAAACTTAGGCTTAACAGGATAAAACTCATAAACAGATGAAAACAAGTCAATCCAGATTTTCTTCTTGGTTGGATCAATCGGTATTGAAACCTCCAACCCAGTTTCATCAGTCTGATTCTCAGTCAGTTTAGTTAGGGCAGGAATGCCCCGTTCATTAACAAATACCTTGTATAGTGTTGAAACACCATTATGGTTTGATCTAATATCCCACGTTTTTGTTACCGCAGCAGGAGACTTTGCCCCAATACCCCATGACCCTAAATATTCATTAGATGTTCTCTTGTGAGAACCAGACTCACCATAAGTTGTTAGTAGCTTACGGACGTCTGCCTCAGATAAACCGGGACCAAAATCTCTAATTCGTAGAGAAGAGTTAAACTCTGTTGGTGCATATACATGAATCGGTTCGTTTTCTTTACCGACTAATTTATGCGCATCCAATGCATTTGCGGAAATTTCATGAAGAACACACGCCTCCTTATTAGAATAAAGGAAGTCTGATAACATTCGGAACAATCTAGCACTGTCTGTGGTTGTAGAAAACTCCTGTGTGTTTGAAATATTGCTTTTTATTGGTGCTGGTTTATTGACAATCATCCCAACTTATCTCCATACTTAAGTAAAAACATCAAATATTCTTTTGGGTTCTCTAGTTCACCCGCAGAGTCTCTGGCCACTATTCTATAACAACTACAACAAACATAGCCAATTATCCCATAGTATCCAGTCAAATACCAACCACCGGGATCAACAGGATTACCACAAAATTTGCAACATCTAGAACTACCCATAGTATAATTATATCATACTAACTACTTCTTTGCAATGAGCTCAGTCAACTCATTGAATTTTTTGATAAATTCCTTATATGCCTCTATAGATCTAATTGGGTTGGGAAACTGCTGCAAGTCAACTAAAGTGATGTTGTATTTGCCATAGTTACACCAATCCCTACCTCTAGACTCCATAAACGCATGCGCCTCAATATAAAGGGCCCGTTTATCAAAAAAATCTACAATAACAGATGCATCGGGCGATAGGTTAGTACCAACATATTTAACGAATATCATATCCAACAACCTATTTTCTAAACGCTTAAACACTTCATGTAACCCGTTTATTCGTTTTATAGGTGACGGAATATCACCAATATATGCCTCAGCTGCATCATGAAGCAAACCAAAAAGAGCTAACCGTGGGTTGTTTGAATACTCATGTTCTATCATATTGCATACGAATAATGAATGTTGAGCAACATTATAGGGAATCTCAGTAATAGTATGGCCAGCAAACCTACTTATTCTACTAAGAGCCCACGCAATATCATTTATTTCAATATCATCAACTGTACTATGTAGTGGACTAACAAACCTTCCACTAACTGTTTCAATTGATCCCTCTATATTAACACTCCCCATATCAAACCCCCAACATTTTCAAAACATCAATCGTATCATCTACTGAGGTATGTAATATACCCAAACCACCCCGTTGTCTCCACTGTGGTATGTTCAATTCACTATCATCAATCAGTATATCATCAATCCCTTTACAATGAAACTGCTTGTCCCACGCAAAAGGACCAAATAAAACGTCGACATCAGAACCAAAATGTTTCCATACCCACTCCCTCTTATGTGAGGTACAATCTGGCCAATGTATTCGTCTGGGAATAGCAGTCAAAATTTTAACAGAAGAAACACCAGAGGAATTACAAACATAATCCCACAACTTAACAGCAGATGGC